GGCCGATTAAAGCGTGCGTGAGTCTGGGGATCCACCCCGCGAGCCGTAGAACGGCCGACCTGCGATTAAAAGGAGAAAGATGGCTGGGAGAGGTCCAGCACCGAAGGCGGAGCGGCAGAGACCGTCCGACACGAAGGCGCGAGCCAGCGAGATGACGAAACTTACTGCTGACGAGCAACTGCGCGGGCCGGATCTTCCGGAGGGTGAATGGCACCCGCGAACCGTGGATTGGTTTTCGAACTGGCGCAGAAGTGCGGTGGCTCAGACGTTCGTAGACACCGACTGGGATTTTCTGATCGACACCGCCGTGTTGCATAGTGAGATGTGGAACGGTAACTTGGGGCACGCGGCGGAGCTCCGACTGCGTGTCGGTAAACTTGCGGGCACACCAGAGGATCGGCTGCGTATGCGTATCACAATTGATAAGGAAGAGCAGCAAGCGGCGGCGGCTCGCAGTATGACTGACGACCGTAAGGCGCGACTGCTCGCAATCGTCAATGAATAGTCTCGGTTATGCGCTCGTGGATTGGGTCGAGTTTCACCTTGTTCACGGACCAGGTGATATTGAGGGCGAACCGATTGTGCTTGACGATGAGTTTGCCGCGTTTATTTGTAAGGCCTACGCGCTTAACGATCAGGGTAAGAGATCCGTTCGGCGTGCGGTACTGTCGCGTCCTAAGGGTCGAGCGAAGTCGGAGTTGGCTGCGTTTCTCGCTGTCGCCGAGGCTTTAGGTCCGGTGCGGTTTTCGCATTACGCGGAGGACGGCGAGGTGTCTGACTGGGGGTACGCTTACGAACCTGGGGAACCTGTCGGTAAATCTGTGCAGCGTCCTGAGGTTCTGTGTTTCGCAACCGAGTTCGGGCAAGCCGGTAACACGTATGACGCGGTGCGGTTTATTTGTAGCAGCGCCGAGAAACTAGGCGCGAGATACCCGGGGATTGATGTCGGGTTGTCGCGCATTGTTTTACCAACCGGCGGTTCGATCACACCGGAGTCGGCCGCTGACTCTTCGAAAGACGGCGGCAAATCCACGTTCGTTGTATTCGATGAAACGCACTTATGGGTTTTGCCTCGCCTTAAAAGACTGCACCAAGTGGTCGCTAGGAACTTGCTGAAGCGCAAGATTGCTAGCGGCTGGGCGTTAGAGACAACAACGATGTACGCACCGGGCGAGAAATCTGTGGCGGAAGGCACGCATGAGTACGCACAGATGGTGTCGGAAGGGCGCACCAAGGATAAGACGTTGCTGTTTGATCATAAGCAAGCCGGCGCAAAATGGAAGCACACGAACAAGCGAGATCGGATCGAAGGTCTGAAGGAAGTGTACGGGCCGGCGCAAGAGTGGATGGATCTGGACGCAATCGCCGAGTCTTACGATGACCCGCAGACCACCGAAGCCGAATGGCGCAGATACTGGTTTAACCAACCGGTGACGATCCAAGGCCAGTGGTTGCCGCAGGCGGCGTGGGACGAATGTTTTAATGCGCGACCGATACCGGACGGTGCAGACGTTGTTCTCGGCTTGGACGGTTCTTTTAGTCGTGACGCTACCGCGCTTGTTGTCGTGGAGATGGGTGACTTCCCGCATCTGTCGGTGGTGAATATCTGGGAGAGACCGCCAGGTCAGCCAGAGTGGACTGTCCCGATCCTCGATGTCGAGGAAGCCGTGCGCACGGCGTGTCTGCGCTGGTCGGTGCGCGAGATAACGGCAGACCCGCATTTGTGGGCACGCAGCCTGGAGCTCCTCGCCGCGGAAGGTTTACCCGTCACATCTTTCCCGCAGAGTCCGGCGCGAATGACACCAGCAACACAGAGATTTATGACGATGATCCTGGAACGTCAAATGACACACGACGGTAATCCCGCGCTTACGCGCCACGTCAGCAACGCGGTGTTAAAGAAAGACGCCAGAGGCGTGCGCATTTACAAAGAAAATAGAAACAGTGACCGCAAGATTGACGCCGCTGTTGCAAGTATTATGGCTGTTGAGCGTGCAATGTCACAAGTCGAGCAGCCGCAGGAACCGAGTCCTTTCTTTTTCGTTTAGGAGCGCCGCATGCCTACCGTACTGCAAGTCATCGGTTTAATAGCAATATTTGTTGGCGTGTACGTCATCTGGTGGCCTGCTGCGATTATTCTCGGAGGCCTGACAATCCTGATGTTCGGTGTATTACTTGAGATGAATAACAGCAAGGAGAGGCGCGAATGATTGGCCGGTTACTTGGTCGAGGCGAGGAACGTGCAATCTCCTACCAGACCCTTTTCGCCAGCGGTGCGGATTTTAATCTCACAACACCCAGCGGTAAGGTTATTAATGAACTGACGAGCCTGAAAATCGGTGCCGTTTACGCAGCGGTTCGACTATTAACAGACACGATTAGCACTTTGCCGGCGGATAGTTTCGTGCGGTTCGATGGTGCGCGGAGACCATTTCGCCCGCGACCTCGTTGGCTTGACACACCAGACTCGGGCACAACCCGCGAGGATCACATTGCTCAGGTGATGATTAGTCTGCTGCTTGACGGTAATGCTTTCGTCCGTGTGTATCGCGCCGCCAGCGGTGGTAACACAGGGCTACCGACAGCCCTGGTTGTGCTCGACCCGAAGAAAATCGAAGTCAAGCGCAACAATGAAGGCGAAGTAACGTACATCTTTGATGACAAGGTCACACTGAGCCGCAACGATGTTCTGCATCTCACCGAGTTAAAGAAACCTGGCGAACTGCGCGGCATCAGCCGTATCGAACAAGTCAAAGATACTCTCGGTATCGCCGCCGCACTTGATGAGTTCAGCGCAAGGTTCTTCGGTCAAGGAAGCACAACGACCGGGATCCTTGAGCTGCAATCCATGCTTACAAAAGAACAAGCAATGGAGCTCAAAGAAACCTTTGAGGCGTCACATCGAGGAATACACAAAGCGAACAAGATCGGTGTCCTCGGTGGCGGTGCGAAGTTTGTGCCGACGCAGATCGAACCTGAAAAAGCCCAGATGTTGGAGAGCCGCCGTTTTGCGGTAGAGGAAGTGGCGCGTGTTTTTCGCGTACCTCAGCACATGCTGCAAGTTGCGGCACCAGGTGTCCAGTCATACTCAAGTAACGAACAGAACGCGATACAGTTTGCGGTTTACACGCTGCGACCTTACTTGGCGAAACTAGAGGCGGCCTACAGCACGCTGCTGCCAGGCGAGGCGTTCATCAGGTTTAACATGGACGGGTTGCTTCGAGGTGACCTTAGTAGCCGTTACTCGGCGTATAGCACTGCTTTACAGTCCGGGTTTATGTCGATTAACGATGTTCGACGCCTCGAGGACTTCCGCGGTGTGGACGGCGGCGACAGTTATCGAGTCCCGTTAGCCAATGTGAATGTTGAGGCTGCAAATATTACTGAGCAGGATAAGCGCGTCACGATGTTGGCGAAACTTGTGCAGTTAGGTTTCGATCCTGCTGAGGCTCTTGAGGTTGTCGGTCTGCCGCGGATCTCGCATACTGGTCTCCCGACGGTGCAGTTGCAGCAGCCGGCGACTCTTAACCCAGATGACCCGGAAGAGGCTTACCCGGTTCGATCCGACATGGAAATGTTTGATATCCAAGAAATGATTGACATGTCTCTGCGAACCGCACCAGCCCCAGTTGTGAATGTGCAAGTCCCGGAGCCGTCCGCGCGGTCACGAAAAATTAAGCGTGACGACAACGGCGATATTGTCGAAATCGTGGAGGAATAGAAATGGGTCTGAACAACGCTGGTCTTAACCTGCAGGTTGCGGGTCTTACTTCTGCGGCGTCACACGTTAGCCTGCATACGGCAAGCCCAGGGACTGACGGTAGCAACGAGGTCACGGGCGGTTCGTACACGCGAGAGGCGGTTAGTTGGGCGGCGGCCGCAAGCGGCTCGGCTGCGACGGACGCGAACATTGTCTTTGAAGTACCGACCGGTGTGACCATTACACATCTTGGTTACTGGTCCGCCTCTTCCGGTGGAACGTTTTACGGCTGGCGAGCACTTAACGCCTCGCAGACTTTCTCTTCGGCTGGTACCTACACGATTTCTTCTGGGAACCTTACTGAAACTGTGTCGTGATGGCTGGGCTGTTTACGCTTAACAGCGCAACGCTCGGTGTCCTTGACACGAATGTTCTCGGCGGGCAAGGCACAGGTTTCGTCACCGGGTCGAACACGAGTTCGGGAACTGTTACCGGAACGCTTGGTCACAGCGGTACTGTAACTGGTTCGAATACGAGCACCGGCACTGTTACAGGAACCGCCAGCGGTAGCACATCGCCTCGAGGTTACCCGTACAGGAAACAAGTAAAGGCGGCTGCGTTTGTCGGCAGCGCGTCTGGTCATAATGTTTCATCTGGTCGAGTTCGCGGCTCGGCGAGTTTAGGCGGTACAAGTATCGGCCAAATGCGCAGCATTGGTGGGGCTGACGGTCGCAGTAGATTACATGTTCGCCCTATGCGTTTCCATGCGGAAGGTTTTGTGAACAGTGATCTGTCGGAAGCGGAGAAAAGACGGATCAAAGATGAGCAGGAACTTAAGTTGATCGGCGTTTTGTGAGGAGCCACATATGACTATGTCACAAGCGGTTTACACTCTTAGTAATACAACGGTGACTGAGATTGTTTCGCCGTCTGTTGAGCCTCAGTTCGTAACGCTGCACAACATGACCAAAAGCAGCAACGAATACATCCATTATGGAAGCGCGAGTGTCACCCTGCTTAACTCGCCGCACCTGGATCCTGGCGAGACTTTAGCCTTGACCCTGCTTAGCGGTGAGAGCCTGCACGCTATGAGCGACTCTGACGGGCTTGATGTTGGTGTCTTGGTGCAGAAACAGAACTGATGCCTTACTTTATTACTGATGACGCCTACGGCTGCTCCGGCTGGGCGACTATTAAAAATGATGGTGAGGTTCTCGGCTGCCATAAAACCAAGCAGGCAGCGATTGACCAGATGGTTGCGTTGTCTGTGGCTGAAGATATCGAACCAGGCGGGGAACGGAGCTACCACGGTGGCACGCCTGCCCCGAAGAAAGACCAGATCAAAGGCAGTAAGAAAAACCCAGAGGGCAGCGCAAGCGGATCCGGTAACAGTATTAAGTTAAGCGCGAGAACTGAAACCACATTAAAAAACAAAGCCGATGAGCATAACGAAAAAATGCGTGAACGTAATCGGCCGGAATGGACTCGCGTTCGCCTTGGTGCATTGAAGGCGGTTTACAGGCGCGGGGCAGGTGCTTACAGCACGAGTCATCGGCCTGGTATTAGTCGAAGTGCGTGGGCTTTTGCTCGTGTTAATGCTTTCTTGTTTTTGGCGCGAACTGGTCGACCGCAGCGCAAAACATATGTCCAGGATAATGACTTACTGCACCCGGATCACCCGCGACGCACGGAGAGAGATCTGCGAGCCGTTTCGGTTCCAGAGTACGTCCAGGAAGCCGCGAAGCGCGGTCTAAAACTTTATCGGGAAGGTAAAGGTGGGAAAGGTCTCACCGAAGGAACGCTGCGTGAGGCTCGTGCAATGGCTCGCGGACGAATGTCTGACGACAAGGTAATACGAGCGAATGCGTGGGCTGCTCGACATAAAGTTGATTTGCAGCGTCCGAAAAATAATGATCCCGATAATCGTGAATGGCCTGGACCAGGTGCCGTGGCGCATTATCTCTGGGGGATTGACCCGTTAAACCCAGAGCCTGCAAGGAAATGGTTAAGCAAGCAAGCAGAAAAGATTAAAGGCGAAAGAGGGCAAATGTCTACTGTTGAGATGCGCCAAGTCCAGGTGCAGGATCTTGAGTTGCGAGAGGAAAGCGGCGGTCGGTCTTTTAGCGGTTACGCCGCAGTGTTTAACAGCGACAGTGAACCGCTACCGTTTATTGAGCAGATCCGACCTGGCGCCTTTGAGCGAACCCTGTCAAGCCGTAATCAGATTAAAATGTTTGTAAACCACGAGGACACAATGGTGCTGGCTTCGACTCGCGCCGGTACGTTGCGCCTTAAAGAGGACTCACGAGGCTTGCGAGTGGACGCGGATCTACCCGAAACAAGTTACGCCAAGGATCTCGCCGTGTTAATGAAGCGCGGTGACGTGGACTCCATGAGTTTCGGTTTTCATGTACCGGCCGGAACCGATGAGTGGAGCTCCGACGGTCAGCGTAGGTATCTCAACGAAATCGCCTTGCGTGAGGTTTCTATCGTCACAGGGTTCCCGGCT